ACAAATGCCTTGTAGTAAGGTGAGTCACAAAAGTCATCATGTGTTTTGTTCCGAGCCGAGCCTTGCATGGTTTCATAGAACTTGATGTAGGCTTGGAATCCCATGCGCACACCTGCTTCATCCTTACTAAGACGTCTACGCTTAGGCTCACAGGAATGCACCAACAATGAAGTTTCTTTCATGAATGTTTTCTTGCAATACTCACATGTGAATGTCATTTTTTCTCGTTGCCTGCGGCTCGATTGTATGCGTCTATTTCTTTTTGTGTTGTGATTTGGCACATGACGTCTATCTCGTCATCTTTATAGGTGGGGTACATGGCCATGAGTGCTTTGCGTTTGGCACTTAGCCCTGCTTCTTTTTTCTTGGGGGCTATCCAAGGATGTCTTGGTGTGCCCATACCAGGACTTACCGTTGTGGCCATGAGCCAGTGTAATTTGGGGTGTTTGCTAACTTCAAAGAAGTGTTTGTTCAGTCTTTCGTTGCAACTGATAACATAAAACTCTTGTAGTTCTCGAGAACCTTCCACTGCCGAGCCCCAACGTATCATGAGATAGTTTGAAAACTTTTTCTTTTCTTCTGCTGTGAGTTCGTCGTAGAATGATCTAACCTTACGGTCAAACATTCTCATCTCATTGGCAATGTTTAGTTTATCGCTCATCAGTCTTGGTCAGTCGATAGATCATTATAGCATGATCCAAGGCATCTTGTAAAGTGGGATTGGTCTTTGAGGCTCTGCGTATTTGCCCCCACAGTTGGTCTTCCTTCATGTGATCATGTAAAGGTCTACCATCGCTTGTTCTTGAATCCCAGTCATGTGGTATCTTTTGTCCTGTGATAGGATCATAATCATATCCTACTACTGTTCGATCACCTGGATCAGCACCAAACTCTCGAGCGTAAACCACACCATTGGCACGTTCGTAAATGAGAGTAGCGCCGGGTTTAAGACTGCCCATTACCAAGCCAGATTGTAGTTGACAATTTCACAGTTGCGGCTGACATCTTTCACAAAGTACACACAGTCAGGCTCAGCATCATCGTTCAAGGGCACAGCCAACATTTGGCCATTCTTGAGTTTGGGTGCGTACCAGTTGACCTCATGATACACATCTAGTATTTCGATGTCCGGGAAGGAGGGTCTGTAACTGCTTAGTGGATTGAATTGAAATACTTTAAAGCCTCTGTCATTGATCGAAGTCAACGGTAGCACTTCAAGATCGCCAACATCAGGCTCTCCAATCAAGATCTGCCAGTCCATAGGCATTTTGATTGTTTGTGTTCCGATACGCAACACCAGGGCAGGAGCATTAAACGACTCTAAAAAGATCAGCGGGATAAAGTGATAGTCTGGATCTGCTGGATTTGAGTTGTCAAGTATGGCAAAACGCATGTCATCCACTTCTTCGGGCAAGTGATTTAGATCGTAATAGGTGTTGTCTAGTGTTAGTATTCTCATAGTTGTATGTTACAGGATTGTGATTGAAAAGTCAAGCGATTTTCATCCACTCTAATTTTTCTGAACTAAAAGGATAGTTGGCTTCTTTATAAAAAGTTTTGCGTTTGGTCAAGTGCCGCTTGGCGAACTTGCAGGTTGAAGTGATGTCCCAAATTTGAACATGGTCTTTGTCTTCTGCTTTTCTTATGCCGCGGCCAATACTTTGGATAACCCTAACAAAACTCTTACCGGGCTCAATAAGCACCAGATTAAAGATTCGCGGTATGTTAATTCCAACTGCTGCCACACCGTAAGTGGCCACAATAATTTTGTCTGTTGAGTCTGCAATTTGATCATATTCTTCTTGCCTTTTTGTTCCTTTTGTTGCGCCCGACACAAACACTGCTTTGTCTCCCAGGCGGGCAACCAATTCATTGCCGGCGGCCACTCGGTCCACCAGCACAAGAGTATTGCCTGTTTCGTTTACCTTACGTATGAGGTCGGCCATAGTGTCAAGACGGCCCGATTCTTCCAGTAAGTATTTAAGTTCCGATTGATACTCTTTATACTCCACATGATCCACCAGTTGCACAATGTTCACATGACAGTTGGCCAGTACACCTTGTTGTTGTAGTTCATTGGCACTCAAACGCCCAACCACCGGACCCAGTCCTACCAATAATGCTTGGCTTTCAAATTTCTCTTTGGGTATGGTTCCTGTCAAACCCCAGCGAATTGGCACTCTCGACATCACACCTGTCAACAGGGTTTTGAGTGCATCTGCTTTGGCCATGTGTACTTCGTCTACAATAACGCATACCACACCTTCTAAAAACTCACCAATGGTCACTTCACCTGTGCCTGCCTTGGTGTTCTTTAACAGTATGTTTAGACTTTGCCAAGTACAAATAGTGTGCTGGTGTCCGTATTCTTTTCTATCGCCAAAATACACACCAACATCTTGTTGCATGTTGATGTAGTCTTTTTCTGTTTGTGTCACTAGACTCTTATTGGGCACAATCACAATGCTTCTGCCATATGGCGCCACTGCATTGCTCAAGGCCGCTGTCATGATTGTTTTGCCTGCGCCTGTGGCCACTTCTTGCAGGCACTGTGGATTGGCTAGAAAGTTGTTCACAATCTCAACCTGATAGTCTCGCATGATGATGGGCTCACCTGCTGCAGGATGTCCTTTGGGCCACGTGATGTGTGCAAACGAATCCTCACGTACCTGTTCAAATTCAAATGTGGTGGAGTAATCTCTTTGATCATCTATCTCGATGTCGTAATCAAACTTTTCAAGTATGGGAACAATCTCGGGCAACAAGTTTGTGTAGGTACTGCCGCCCAGTTGAAAGTATGCGACCTTGCCATCCCATCGTCCTAGTCGCACTGCTGGCATGTAACGTGCGGCAGGGTTTTCGTATTTGAACGCTGTGACCAAGGCCTTGCGAACGTCGAGATCTAGTCCTTCTAGTTTGATGTTTACTTCATCTCGGATTTGTATTGTGCATCGTTTCATTGTGTTTATTATAGAGGGTTTGACAGCAAAGTTCAACTATTTGCTCAAAATCTTAATGGGAAAAGAACTTCTGGGCAGTAGAAATTGTTGTTCTTGACTCATTGACAATACCACCGATTTCAATTCATTTACATTTTGCAAACAGTTGGTCAAGGGCCAGTTGTGATCAATTGCCGCTTCGTACAGTGCAACTGTTCTTCGAAACTTTTCTCTGTGTGTGAGTTCGGGATTGGTAGGAACATGCCATGATGAAAATCGTATTTCTGGAGAAACATCATGTGCATAGTGATCAAACTCAAAAGCAGTTCCAACTTGATTGGCCAGCGGTGTGTTGTCTAGTATGCCCAGGGTAGAACTCAAACGTATGCCATATATGGTGCCATCAACAGCATATGGCTGCCAGCGTGAGAACATTCGGAGATACTCCTTATGTTCTTCCAGTGTTTCACTGGGCCAAGTGCTGATACAAAGAAAGTTATTTTGTAATGCTATTCGTTGACTTTGTTCAAGATGCCACTCAATGTCGTCATTGGTAAACTTTTTCTGCATCTCAAATCTGATTCGGTCTACGCCTGTTTCAATTCCTAGACTCCAAAACTTTCCGCCAGAAGCCTGTATTAGATCGAACAAACTGGCAGGATGTGCTGACCTGGGTCTGACAATTGCATAACTGCCCCAGGAAAACAATCCTTCTTTGTAGCGAGCCAAAATTTCACACATGGTACGAAACTCTTTCAAGTTACCGTTTACCAAACTGTCAGCAAAGAAAAAGTTTTTTATTCCATACTGTTCATAGTTTGATATCATTTCGTTGGCAATGCTTTGCCCACTACGCCAGCGGTATGCAGGCCAGTATTTGCCTACATCACAAAACGTGCATTTGCGCACACACCCTCTACTGCCGTATATAAACACGTCTGGTGCATCCAACAGCCAGTCGTAACGCTTGAGATCAAAGTATCCATAGTTTGGAAATGGCAAAGATTCAATATCCTTGATTTGTTGCGACGGCATGCCGTTAATGCCGGGCACTTTGGTGCGTCCTTGAATCAATTCAGGCAGAGAATGTTCTGCTTCGCCGTAGATATAATAATCAACCAGGTGCGAATTAAAAAGAGTCTGCCCAAAGTTTTGATATTCTATCCCAGGGCCGCCAACCACAATTTTTAGCACTGCTGTGATCACGAAGCCATTGACAAATTTCCTTAGTGGGTTCAGCATTCCAAAAACTAAAACAAGAGATCAAAATCCAGTCATATCCGTTGAGACCAATTTTGTGCAATTCATCTTTTATCAATTTACGCAACATATATATGCTGTCAGCATTGCTGTTGGTTGTGTGTTGGATTTGGATTTCATGGAACCGTTGGGCACCCACTGCATGATAGATATCTATGTTGAGATCTACAACGTCAACTTCGTGCCCTTGCTGTTTGCAAATTTCGGCCAGTATGGCACAGGATATCGGTGGCCGATGTGGCTCTAGAAACGGCGGGTTTATTATCAGGCTTTTATACATTCAAAGTTTCCAATAACTGTTTGATGTCATTGATAATTGACCGTGATTCAATGTTTTCGTGTTGCGGAATATAAATGCTTTTGTAATCCAAACTGCTCTTTTTTGTGTTTGTTGGACCACTGCTTTGACGTTTTTCAATGATCCATTGATACACATTTTTAGGAAAAGTAAATTCCATATATCCTTGCAAGTCCATAAAACCATAATTGAATTTCGTAGTTCCGTCTAAATAAGTCCATGAAGTTTCTGCTGGAATCCATTTACAACGTGCTCGATTGATCAGCACATTGGTCAATACACAGTTTTGATCTTCAACGATTTTACCAGCATTGTCTATTTTGGTATCCCATATTTCTGGGCCATTCATTTTGTTGAGATATGAGATCCGCACACAATTTGATTCTTGTGCTGTAAATACAACTGATACTCTGCTGGATTCTTTCACATGATCTTGCCATAAAATTTTGTTATTAACAGTAATAGAAAGTTCGGGCCATTGATTGCAAAAGTTAGGAAGCAAATCTAAGTCAAGTGTAATGGTCATAATTGTTGTTGCAGCACAATACCAAGATTTGTGTGATACCTTTGTTCCAACGTGTCATTGTATTCATCAGCAATCAAAATGCACTTACCTCGTCTTTAATTTGTATTGTGCATCTTTTCATATGTTAAGTTTATAAGTTGTTGTGTTGTGGTAGGAAAAATGTCTAAGCCATCGCATTGTATTTCAAGATTGTTACATCTCAATAGGTGTTGTATATATGCTTCATCAAAAATACTGTAAGGTGTGATTTGATTATTGTTACCAATCAATAAATCATGCACACATTGTTCACAATGTATTTGACTGTTATGAAATTTTTGTACCAACAAAAACTTCTCATGCTGTTTGTGTATTATATCTAAATTAACGGTAATAGTCAAGCCCAATTTTGATATATTTTCAATCAATAGGTCAGTGTAATTTTCAAAAATATCTTGTGTGGTAAATTGTGCTACTGAATCTAGTTCTTGATATCTTTTTGGATTGTACGAAATCTCTAAAACATCATTGATCCAAAACGAACACCACTCTCGCATGATCCAACGTGGAATAGTCTCTCCAAATTTACAATTATAGTTCCACTGCGTTGCAAGTTTGTCCTCTGCTTCCTGTTGTGATATCTGTGTTAAAATGTAGTCAATCAGTTGGCCGTGTTTGTGTTTAAAAAATTGATTATTAAAATAATCCAGTCTATGAGCTGCACAAGGAACAATAGAAACCACAAAGTCATTAGTGTTTAAACTAAGGAGGTCAATGTGTCCTTGTTGTATGTGTAACACAGCATTTTGATTGTTTCGATGTTGGTGACTGTCACCAGTTTCACCGAATGTGAATTCAACCAATGGTTCATTTCTTAAATTGGTATAGTTGTATATACATCTAGCAACGTAGGTACCATAACACCCTGGTGGAAAATAAACTTTAATCATTTCAGTAGTATATACTTATCGCAATAAAAAGTCAAAAAGACAGGTACCTTTTTAAGGGTACCTGTCATAAAACTCGGGCCGGAGCCAACCAATGCCCGAGAAACTTTACAAATTATTT